TATGATTTATCTGGTGCAGCACGATAAAAAAGTGTTGACAAGGCATTTTTTCTAAATATAACTAACACGTACAAACATATATTGTCTGACTACCTACGACAAGTATAGACCCATCTCATTTGAAATCATGTAATCAAGTAACGATGCAACTCTAAAAAAGCGTAGCCTCTGATAGCGAAGTGTTTAGTTCTTAACCTAGCCAATAAGGAGGATTCATTATGGCTTTTTCAAGTGCTACAGGCTATCAAAATTTACCCAATGGTAATTTTAGTCCTGTAATATACTCCAAACAGGTACAGCTTGCGTTCCGTAAGTCAACTGTTGTTGGAGATATAACCAATTCCGACTACTTTGGGGAAATTGCTAATCAGGGCGATACTGTCAGGATTATCAAAGAACCTGAAATCTCAGTTAAGGCTTACGCTCGTGGCACACAAGTCACAGCGCAGGATCTTGATGACGAAGACTTTACACTTACTGTGGACAAGTCTAACTATTATGCCTTCAAGATGGATGACATCGAAGAGGCGCACAGCCACATAAACTTTATGCAACTCGCAACCGACAGAGCTGCGTACAGACTTGCTGACCAGTATGACCAAGAAGTTCTTGGGTACATGGCAGGTTATAAGCAGGGATCGTTACATGCTGTGGCAAGTGCTGTCAATACTTCTGTTAACGGCTCAGTAGCCGTAAGCACTGCAGGTACTGACGAGCTTCTAACCTCAATGAAGTTAATAAAAAGCTCTTTTGCGAGCATCACAACTTCATCAGCAGGAGATCACTCAATCCCTGTTGCAAACTTAGCTCCGGGTGCAACTGCTGTTTCAACAGCTGCTGTTACTCCAATGGTAATCATCAACAGGATGTCTAGACTGTTAAATCAACAACAAGTTGATACACAGGACAGATGGTTGGTTGTTGACCCAATCTTCATGGAGTTACTAGGGGACGAAAACTCTAAGTTGGTAAATGCTGACTTCAACGCAGCCGAACTAAAAAATGGACTTGCCCTAACTAGCATTGCAGGATTTAGACTATACGTGTCTAGCAACCTACCTGCTGTTGGAACAGGCGCAGGAACATCAGGCACTGCAAACCAAAATGCCAACTTTGGTGTTATTGTTGCAGGTCATGGTTCTGCTGTTGCGACTGCTGAACAACTCAGCAAAACTGAAACATACCGTGACCCTGACAGCTTTGCTGACATCGTGCGTGGTATGCATCTATATGGTAGAAAGATCCTCCGACCAGAGGCTATCGTGACTGCCAAATATAACACAGCGTAAGGGGGGATTATACAATGGCTACAGTTTCTTCATTAGTAGTAAGTGCTAGAGGTGTTGGAAATCCAGGTAGATCTCCATACATGGTGCAAACCACTTTAGACTTTTCACACGCTGATATTGACGCTCTTTCTGCAGGTGACATCGTGCAAGCGATAACTATACCTGCTGACACTTGTGTACTATACGCAGGTGCTGAGATGATCGAAAGTGTTCAATCAGGTGCTGACGGTAACACAGTAAACTTAGGTTTATCAGACGTAGATCAGTACGTAGCAGGAATAGACATTGATGATGACGCATCTAATTTGTCATCAGGTCTTGGCTACCTTACTCCTGCATCTACAGCTTCTGTGCCTGTTTTACTAGGTTCTGCTGACACACTTGATCTTGAGCTACAGGCTACATCTACTGCCCCAAATGCAGGTAAGATTCGTATTTTTGCTATGCTTATGGATATTTCTCCAATAGGCGATGAAACAGTAAATGCGTTTGCTGCAGACGGTGCTGTTGACGTAGATAGGGATCTATTAGCGTAACATCATAAACTGGTGAGGGGCAGGGCAACCTGCCTCTTACTTTATTAAGGCAAGGTGAATGGCAACTTTTTTATCATTAACAAATAGTGTATTAGCAAGATTAAACGAAGTGCAACTCACCTCTTCTAACTTCTCTAATGCGAGAGGTATACAGGTTCAAGCACAAAACGCTGTTAACGAATCTATACGATACATTAATCAAAGGGAGTTTCAATATCCCTTTAATCACACCACTAAATCACAAACACTATCTCCGGGAATTGTAAGATACAGTATACCCACAGATGCAAAGCATGTAGACTACAATACAGCAAGAATAGTAAAAGACTCCACCATTGGAGCGTCAGGTGCAAACCTCAGTATACTACAGTACAACGAGTATGTAAATAATGAGTACGTAGTTCAAGAAGATGAAATAACAACGACAACATTAGCAGAAGCACTAGATGCTACTGAAACAGAAATAGACCTTACAAGTTCCACAGGCTTTGACAGCACTGGGAAAATTTTTATAGAAAACGAAGAGATAACATACACAGGTATTAGCACCAATACATTAACAGGGTGTACACGAGGTGCTAACGACACAACGGCAGCAACACATGACAATGGCACATCTGTTGCACAGTTTGATAGAGGTGCAGTTCCTAGGTTTATAGTTAGGACGTTAGACAACAACTTCCTATTGTTTCCGTTTCCTAATAGAGCCTACACACTAAAGTTTGATTACTTTGCTTTCCCTACAGATCTTTCGGCACTAACAGACACAACAACAATACCTGCACGATTTGATCCTGTAATAATAGACGGAGCTACAGCTTTTGTTTATCAGTACAGAGGAGAGACAACACAGTATCAACTTAACTTTAGTCGGTTTGAGCAAGGCATAAAGAATATGCAGAGTTTATTAGTAAACAAATACGAGTACGTGCGTTCTACAGTGATACAACAGCCTACAGGATATTTTAGTTCAGGAGCGTTAGGTTAATGCCTGATCTTTCGCAGACAAGCCCTGCAGTCTTTCCACTACAGGGAGGGTTAGTTTTAAACAAATCTACGTTTGCGATGCAACCTGGCGAAGCTATAGAGCTTGTAAACTTTGAGCCAGACATCAACGGTGGCTACAGACGCATAAATGGATTTGTTAAGTATAACACTAACATAGTACCTATTACAAGCGCATCCACAGAAGAGGTTTTACTCTCTTGCATATTTAACGGAACAATAATTGCAGCAAGAGGAGAGAAGATATTCACAGCCACAGCAGGAAGTGGATCGTGGACAGAAAGAGATACAGGTAGAACAAGTGCAGGTGTGTATACCTTTGAACGCTTTAACTTTGATGGTAACGACAAACTTATAGTTGCAGACGGAAACAACGCACCAACAGTATTTAACACATCGTTTGCGGCAACAGATGTAACATCAGCAGGAAGTGGGGAAGTTAGCACTGCTGTAACAGGCGCAAAGTTTGTGGCAGTATTTAAAGACCATATGTTCTACGCAGGTATGGCTAATAGCAAACAAGAGGTTGTGTTTAGTGTACCGTTTGATGAAGATGATTTTGCAACGAATAGTGGAGCAGGTAGCTTTAAAGTAGACGACACAATAACAGGTCTTAAAGTTTTCCGTGAAGATTTGTTTGTATTTTGCCAAGACAGAATATTTAAACTGTCAGGAACATCGTCAAGTAACTTTGCTGTTACACCTGTTACTAGAAACATTGGATGTGTAAACGGACAAACGATACAGGAATTTGCAGGTGACTTAATATTCCTAGCACCTGATGGATTAAGAACTGTTGCAGGTACAGCAAGAATTGGTGACGTTGAACTTGGTACTATAAGCACTCCTGTGCAGTCTGTGTTTAACGACAACATCGCAAACGCTAGTGGGTTTAGGTCACTCGTAATACCAAACAAAACACAGTATAGAGTGTTCTTTACAAAGTCAGGTGTTTTACAGGCTACAACAGAGGGGGTACTAACCTCACTAAGAGGACAGTCTTTTGAGTTTGCCAACATAAAAGGCATACGACCTACATCAACAGACACGGTTACAACAGCAACAGAGACAATAGTTATACACGGTGGGGATGGTGGTTATGTGTATCGACAAGAAACAGGTAACGATTTTGATGGCACAGCAGTAGCAGGTAAGTACCGAAGTCCTGATCTAAGCTTTGGAGATCCGGGTATACGAAAGCACATGCACCGTGTTCTCGTAAGCTACAAGCCAGAGTCTTCTATTAGTGCTGATATGTTTCTTAGATACGACTACGAAGATCCTGACGCACCAAGACCTGCAGCCTACTCTCTAACAGCTAGTGACATTGTGGCTGTATACGGCACAGGAGTTTATAACACAGCAACATACGGTGGACAGTCAGAGCCTTTATTACGACAGTCAGTAGAAGGATCAGGGTTTACCGTAGCACTAAGAGTTGACGACAACGGAACGACAGCCCCTTACGCACTTAGGGGATTTCAGATGGAATATCAAACAGGAGCTAGAAGATAAATGGGAGCAACGTATACACGACAGTCTACATATAGTGACGGTGATGTTATCACGGCTGCCCACACTAATGACGAATTTAATCAGTTATTAGCAGCCTTTGCAGCCTCAACAGGACACACACATGACGGTACTACAGCCGAAGGTGGTCCTATTACAAAACTACTTGGCACATCTCTAACCTTTGGAGATGGCACTGCAGGTACGGACATTAGTATAACCTTTGATGGCGAAACAAATGACGGTGTACTCAAGTGGATGGAAGACGAAGATTACTTTGAGTTTAGTGATGACATACTTGTAGCGTCCACAGAAAAGATACAGTTTGGTGATACTGCTACATTCTTACAGCAGTCCTCTGACGGTGTATTAAGAATAGACGGTGAAGCAACAATAGACCTAAATGCTTCAACTGCAGTCACAGTAAGTAATGACCTTAAACTAGACAGCGACTCTGCTGTTCTAGGTTTTGGTGCTGACAATGATGTTACACTTACACACGTAGCAGACACAGCCTTGCTGTTAAATAGCTCAAGAC